GTGGTTGGTAGGAACAAGCGTAACTGTTCACGGAGGTTAATGCAACAACTTTAGTTCAGGCTTCTAGGATTTAAGATTTAACTCTGTAGGATTGTTTCGTAAGACCCATGCTCGGAGGACCGGGAAAGGACCCCCCTAACCCCCAAGAACATTGGGAGCCAAGAGAGTCCAACCTATGCCCGTATGGACGCGGTTGTTAGACCCGCCAGACCGTGGTTTCCGGTGTCTGGTCGATGATTGAACATCATGTGGGGATTGCACCCACCCCGCCGGTGACAGATGCCCGTATCAAGGGGTCGCGTGGTGGGGTGTTTGACAGGGCTAGAACAGCCATGTAAATTAACCATCACGCGAGAACAGCATCTCAAGCGTAAGGCCATTCCCCCCGGCCCGTCAAGCCCCCGCCAAGTGCGGGGGTTTGTCGTTTCTGGGGGCTTCTGCGTCTTTTGCGTCTTTTACCTAGTCCCCCCGTATACGCGCGCGCACGCGCTAACGGTGCTTTCAGGAAAAAGCCGCAGAAGCCGCAAATGGGAAAAAACACCGTGGGATTTTTTCCCACAGAACGCCGTGGGCGCGATTACAGCGGCTCGTGATGCAGGGCAGGGGTAGGTAGCGGGGTGGCCGTAGAATCGGCTGCAATCTGCGGGGGCAAGGCTTCCAGAGCCTTCCATTGCCAGACCCGCATAGCAGGCAGTTTGCCTGCCTTGACCCACCTGCTAACAGCCGGACGGCTAACCCCGAGTTTACGGGCGAGGGCGGCTTTGGAGCCTGCAACGGCAAGGGCGGCTTGGATGTCCATACCGGGGAGGTTAACGAGGGTGAAAAATAATTCAAGGGGGGTGTTGACAGGGGGTAAACTTGTGTTAACCTATACGTGTCGAATCAATCCACAGACAGGAGTAACGACATGACCGCGACCATCACGATTTCTCTCCCCGCCACGCAGAACGCCAAGTTCGGGTTCTACGGAACCATCCGCACCAACAAGCGTCGGGCGTGGGCCGCTGCCATCAGCGAGTTCTACAACGCCACGCGCTGCAATCCCGAGGCCATCGTGGTGTGGCTCGACAGCCGCCACGGTCGGCATTTCGCTGACAAGGTTAACGAGCGTATGTCGGACTTGCGTCACAGCCGCGTTTCACCGCTCAACAACACCGTCGAAAACGCCGTGCGGCATTGTGTCAAGGCCGAAATTCGTCAGTACGGCAAAGCAGACTTCGTAAAGACTGCGACCGCATGGTATGCGGAAACCTTGACGAGCGTAGACAGCGAAGCCGTTTGACCATTCCACAGACAGGAGCAACAGATATGTCCACCTACATTCTTGAATACAACTTCGCTGACGGCTTGACCTGCATGGTCGAGGCCGGTGTATCGGAAGGCGAATGCCACGACCAGCGCATCGTCTCTATCGCCCTCAATGATGGCACATGGCACAACCTGCCGTCCCCCGTTGAAGTGTGGGATGACAAACTTGCTGACGAGTTTGAAAAACACGCCGACGAGGTGAGCCGCGAGTGGGCCGCAGAAGACCGACTCGACCGCCAACGGTCGTGGGAGGAAAGCCTGTGAACATCTGGGAAGAACTTGCTGGCCTTGAGTGCCGCATCACCGACAAGACCCTCCGTGCCGCATGGGCGCGGATGGTTCAGACCCGCAGCCCTGCCGACTGTGCGCTGGTGCAGGAAATTGCAGACGACACGGTTGACGCATATATGTTTTGGCGGCTGGCGCTTTGCGCCGAGGAATACGCCACGGTCGAGCAATCGCTGGCGCATTTACTAATAAAGGTGACCGAATGAAAACCATTGGCCTGTACCTGTTCTCGTTCGTCATGTTTTTTGCTCTCGCGTGGCTTGCTGTGAGGACTTTCTGATGGACGACTGGCAACAGCAACGCGAGTGTGAGGAACGCCGGTACTACACCGAGCCGGTCATCCTTACTTGGACGCAGGCAGACATCGACCGCCACAACGAACTTCGGCGCGAACTCAAACAGATGATTGAGGAGAGCAAGAAATGTCGGAACTTCTGAAAATTAACGTCAACGGCCACACCGAGCGTAAGGGCAACCTCACCTACCTGTCATGGGCATGGGCGTGGGCCGAGGTGCTGAAGATTGACCCCGGCGCGCGTTGGACGGCGCACGAGTGGGACAACAGCCCGGTCATGTGCCTGCGTAACGGCACGGCGATGGTCAAGGTCAGCGTCGAAATCAAGGGCGACATCAAGACCTGCATCCTGCCCGTCATGGATAACAGAAACAGAGCCATCGTCGACCCCGACGCGTTCGCCGTGAACACCGCCATCATGCGGTGCTTGGCAAAGGCGATTGCGATGCACGGCCTCGGCCTTTACATCTACGCGGGTGAGGACTTGCCCGAGTCGGAAAAGGCCGAACCCAACCCCGAGGTGCTGGCGCAGATTGCGTCGGCGGCTGACGCTGCTGCGCTCGTCGCCCTCTTCAAATCACTTGACCCCGCCATCCGCGCAGCGCACATGGATGCGTTTAGCGCACGCAAGAAGGAACTAGCCTAATGGAACAGCGTACAGACGATTGGTTTGCGGCAAGGCTTGGCAAGGTCACAGCCTCGCGTGTGGCTGATGTCATCGCCAAGACCAAGACCGGCTATGGCGCAGGTCGCGCTAACTACATGGCTGACCTTGTGGTCGAGCGCCTGACGGGTCAGAAGGCATCCTCGTTCACCAACGCCGCGATGGAATGGGGGACGGAGCAGGAGCCGAACGCCAAAGCCGCCTACGCCGCCAAGACCGGGATACTGGTCGAGGATGTCGGCTTCATCGACCACCCGACCGTTGCGATGTCTGGTGCCAGCCCTGATGGGTTGGCCGAGGATGGGCTGGTGGAAATCAAATGCCCGAACACCGCGACCCATCTGGAATACATCTTCGACGGCAAACCGCCGCAGAAGTATGTGACGCAGATGCAATGGCAGATGGCGTGTGCCGGTAAGCCGTGGTGCGATTTCGTATCCTACGACGTGCGCCTGCCCGAGCGCCTGCAACTGCTGGTCGTGCGCGTCCCGCGTGATGACGATTACATCAAGATGCTTGAGCAGGAGGTGACCGCCTTCCTGCGCGAGTTGGACGACAAACTCAACAAACTGGAAAAGGTGACCCTGTGAACAAGCAGTACGACAACAATAACCGTGGCGTTCTGTTCAAGAACGACCAGAAGGGCAACGAAAAAGCGCCTAACTACCGTGGTTCTGCCGTCATCGACAACATCGACCTCAACATCAGCGCGTGGATTAAGCGCAGCCAAAAGACGGGCGATGCCTTCATGTCGCTGAAGTTCGAGCCGAAGCAGGCCGCGCGCCCCAAGACGATGGCCGAGAAGAACCCCGAGAAGTTCAACGACGACGAGGATTTGCCGTTTTGAAACTCAAAATCTTCATCGGCTATGACAGCCGCGAGGACATCGCCTACGAGGTCTGTCGTGCGTCGATTCTGGCGCACACGGACGCCGAGGTGGTGGCGCTCCGACTGGATGACCTGCGGGAGATGGGGCTGTATTGGCGCGACCCCGACCCGTTCTCATCTACGGAGTTTTCGTTCTCGCGGTTCCTCGTCCCCGCCCTGATGAACTTCAAGGGTCGGGCGTTGTTCATGGACTGCGACTTCCTTGTTCGCAAAGACCTGAAGCCGCTCCTCGAATACAACAACCCTGATGTCGCCGTGTGGGTCGTCAAGCACGACTACAAGCCGACCTCCCTCACCAAGATGGACGGGCAGGCGCAGCGTCAGTACCCGCGCAAGAACTGGTCGTCGTTCATGTATTTCAACTGCGACCACCCGATGACGCACGGGCTGACGCCTGAAATCATCAACGGCGAAACCGGGATGTACCTGCACCGCTTTATGTGGGCAGGCGACAAGCACATTGGCGAACTTCCGACGACCTACAACTATCTGGAGGGCTGGCACACCCGAGCGCAAGTTCCTGACCCGACCTGCGTACACTTCACCGAGGGTGGCCCGTGGTTTGACGAGTATCAGAATGTCGAATACGCCCACGAATGGAAACAATGGGCCGCGCGCGTGAGGGCATCCGAGCGATGAAACGCATCTTCCCGCGAGGCACTAGACCGGACGCTATGGCATCTGTCGTGGCGCGGATGGTGTCCAACCTTGACCCGCTTAAAACATGGGCGGTCGAGGTTACGGAATGGAAGAAGCCGCGCACCAACCAACAAAACAAGTTCCTGTGGGGCGTGGTGTACCCGTCCATCCTTGAGGGCGGTGGCGAAGCGTTGCGAGGATGGACACGCGATGACCTGCACGATTACTTTCTGGGCGAGTGTTTTGGATGGGAGACGCTGGAAGGGTTTGGCAGGAAGCGCCTGCGACCGCTCAAGCGTTCCTCTGCGCTCGACAAACAAGAGTTCAGCGATTACTTGCTGTTCCTTGAAACCAAGTGCCTTGATATGGGCATCGTTATACCGGAGCCGTCGTATGAATAGGACAGACGAAATGCGCTTTCAGGTGACGGAGTTCCACAAGAAACACCCCGAGGTGTGGGATATGTTTGTCCAGTTTACATTTGAAATGATTAAGCGCGGATATAAAAATTATTCCGTCAACGCAATTTTTGAACGCATCCGATGGGAAAAAGATAGCGTTGGCGGCGACGGCATTACTTCGTTTAAATTGAACAACAACTATCGGGCTTTTTATTCGCGTCGATTTATGCGGGCTTATCCCGAACATGACGGGTTTTTCCGTACACGGCAACAAACATCTGAACAAGAGATGCCGACCTACAAACCTGAATTGACCCCGAGCCACTACGCATGAACCTGCGTAAAGAAGCCCGAGGGCGAGGCTGCATGGTGCGTATCCCCGAGGTCTGCAACCACAACTCCGAGACAACCGTGCTGGCGCACTACCGGCTTGCCGGGGTATCCGGCATAGGCATGAAGTCACCCGACATCCTTGGCGCATGGGCCTGTAGCGCGTGCCACGATGCTATCGACCGTAGGGCGCATACCGACCTTGACCGGGACTATGTGCGCCTGTTGCACCTCGAAGGCATAACGCGAACCCTCGCACAACTCAACCGAGAGGGACTACTGTGACCTTTATGGTAGACACGCCGTACACCCCGGCGTACATCCGCAACGAATTCCTATATGACCACCAGACGGGCAGCGGGGAGTTTACCCCCTGCACTATCTTCGGGTTTCGTGCCGAACCTGCACGGGTACCCATGTTTAGCGTTATGGCGGCCTGTGGGGCGCAATGGGCGAGGGTGCCTATCCATGCCCTTGTGTCGAAGCCATGCCCTCCAATGGCTTTAGAACTCGCCTGCTGGTGGGACTCCTTTAGCCGCCACGCCGAGGTGCGGGAGATGGAATTCCTGCGGGGTCACCGCGTCCGCGCAAGAGGCAGGGACGGAGTGTGGAGGCCGGGGGTCTACCTGTTCAGCATCTTCTGGCACAACGGGGGATGGTCGGAGGTCAGCGACCAGAGCAAAGACCACCACATTATCCGGCTGGAGGCTGGGCCGCTCATCGCCTACCCGAACAACAAATTGCATTGGGTTGACCCGAGCCATTTGTCGGGCGACCCGCCGCGAGATTGGAAATCACCGTCACAATCCTACAGCGTGGAGGCACTATGGTCAGATGGTTCGTCAACTGGTTCCGCAACCTAAAGGCACGCAGACACCACGAATGGAGCCGCGTGCCGCCACCTAACTGGGCGTGCAGCCGAGGCTGGCGCGATACTTGGTAAACGGCTGGCGAGTCGTCTAACGGTCGGACAACGGACTTTGACTCCGTGAATGAAGGTTCGATTCCTTCCTCGCCATCACACCCTACGCTCGAAGTGCGGCACATCCTTGAACGACTTCCAGAACCCGCCCCATTGATTCTTCTCGTTGAGGCTCTGCCAATACTCACCAACCGGCGTAAGAGCAGGGATGTCGTAGCAGAGTTTGCCGTCCTTAAAGAAGTTAAGGTCGATGGCGCACCGCTTGAGGTGGATGCTATTCATCGTCTTAGAGCGGCCCGTCTTGACATAGATGGCTTGCTGTTCCGGGGTACGGGCAAGTTCACCGCCCGTGACGACAAAACCCAACTCAGTCGCTTTGTTAACGAGTTTGGCAACGTCCAACAGGAACGCCGCTTGTTCTTTTACAAGGCTCATTTCATGGCCTCCTTCATGGCGTCGGTTTTGTCCTTGCTCGACTGGCTGCTGCCAAAGTAGTACGAGACGACCTGCGTGGCGACCGCAGACAGCACGCCCAAGATGTAGATGAGGATGTCCTTGCGGCTCGGGTCAATCGGGCTTGCTTGGAACAGCACGATGCCGAAGAGCGTGAAGGTGATGCCAAGCAGCCCGAGCGCCAGAATCGGCGTGATGAGTTTGTTCAGCAGCGGTGCCTTGTCGGAGGTGGCAATCTGCATCTCACGTACCCGCGCATCGTTGGTGTCCTTTAGGCGCATCTCAAGTTCAGCGAGGTCAAGTTTGTCTTCCTCCAGACGCAACTTGAGCAGTTCCTCTTCATGCTCCATCTGAGCAATCTGCACCCGCGCCAAGTCCTCGGGGGACATATCGGGCTTTAGTTCAACGCCCAACTTCTCCTCGACGACCTTCTTGCCCTTCGCCAGCACAGCGTTAGCAACGAGGTTAAGCCCGTTGCCAAGCAGCGGCGTTAGGATGGCTTGTAGCGCGGCAGGTATCATTTGGAAGCCCTCACAACATCTTCACCCTTGGTCACGGTCACATGGTCGCCCTCGACATCAACCCGCATGGGCTGTTCCTTACGGTCGAGTTTGTCCAACTTGCCGATGAGTTCCTTGATGACCGCAAACTCCGGTTTCTCTTCCTTGACCGTAGCACCGGCAATGCCGTTGAGCATGGAGATGAGCGCAGTCAGCGAGGCACCCAGCAGGCCCATCACCGCAGCAATCTTGTCGGCCTCCAGCGCAAGGCTGGACAGTACGCCGATGATGACGATGACCGTGATGTACTTGAGGCCATCCTTGCCGATGGCC